GCTTGCTATAAGATCTTGAAAGAATGCGCGCCTCATAAAGCTACCATTCCATATATTATGGAACATTGTCGCAGTGTCAAAGCTGCTGATGACATAATCATCGCAATTTCACCTGATGCGAGAAATTATGTTACTGCCGAAAGATTGGTAGCTCAATATAAGAGCATTGGCTATGAAGTCACTGCTCCAGACAAAACACCTATTGTGACAGCAAAGACGATAGATGAAGTGCAGTTCCTCAAAAATGGTTTCATCAGAAGAAATGGAATCTATGAAGTGTACCCAAATGAATCACAAGTTCATCAATTACTAAACTGGGTGCGCACAAAAACAGCACTAACAAATGAGGAACAACTCCGAGTAAACTTCGGTACGGCTATGCGATTTGCCTACTGGAGAGGAGAGGACTATTATGAAGAAATTCGTCAACAAGTCAACGCTTTATGCGCACGCACCAGAACAAACTTTTCATGGTGCACAACATATGACGAAATGACAGCAATTGTCCGCAGAGAAAACGAAGATACGCAAAATGCGTTTTACTCTCTTAGAAATAGCGAGAGAACTGATTCCGTTTTCACAACCCCCGATGATGACATTTATTATTAAGTTTATTTTTTCTTAGAAAAGGAACTCTGGTGTTGGTTCGAACCCAATGTTTATACCTTGCAAGTTCTGAATATCATAAATTCATCAAAAATAAAATATCCAAGTTTTTTACAAGCATTATTGATGTTTCCTTGGCCTAAATATTTTACAAATCGCTTTCACCTACACACCATTATTTAGGGATGGATTGTGGCTAATAAATTGTTTTTTACATTTCAATAATATACTTTTTAGTTTTGAGTTTTGAAAAATTTTGTTCTAAATTGATTTTATATATTTGATTTTCATTTTTATAAAGTAAAAGTTTCTTCCTATTTTAGATCTTTTCCGATTCTTCATTAGTTTATATTAATAAAGAATCTCGAAAAGATCTAATAGTTTTTATATTTTGTTTTGTTTAAAACTTATTTATTTTATTTATTAGTTTTCATAGAAATGTTTAAAATAATAAATTCTAAAATGAAGCAAATTTATTATTACTTATTAGTTAATCCATGGGGAAGCTGATTTATATTTCATTAAAAAATTCTGAAAATAAATTAAAGCCATTGCCAAATATTTTATGTTCGTATACTTGTACTTCGTGCGGATTATTTTTTAAATTTAATATTTCATTTACTATTTCTTCTATTTTTTTATCATTTTTATTAATATACTCATGTAATTCAGGATATATAGATAAATATTTCAAATCTAAATTATTATTA